AAAGGACCTCGGAACTTGGCAATCCACCCTGACAGATTTTAGATATTTGTCATCTTCGTGGAAGAAAAATTGTGAAGATGAAAGATTGCTCGGCGTTTCGATGACTGGCATCATGGACTGCGAACGCACCAACGGTAAAGATGCAGGACTTGAAAAATTACTTTGTGAATTGCGTCAAGAGGTGGTCGATGTGAATCGTGAATATTCAAAAAATATTGGAATCGAACAATCCGTGGCAACCACTTGCGTGAAGCCCTCTGGAACTGTCTCACAACTCGTTGACGCGGCTTCTGGCATTCATGCGAGACACAATCCACATTACATTAGAACCGTTCGTGCGGACAATAAAGACCCTCTCTGTCAATTCATGAAAGACCAAGGTTTCCCACATGAAGCCTGTGTCATGAAGCCAGAAAATGTCACCGTCTTCTCCTTCCCAGTGAAGGCTCCCGAAAATTCTGTTTTCAGAACCGATATGACGGCAATCGAACAATTAGAACTTTGGTTGAGTTATCAACTATTTTGGACAGAACACAAGCCATCAGTGACAATCACAGTCAAGGAAAATGAATGGTTTGAAGTTGGTGCATGGGTTTGGAAAAATTTAGATAATATTTCAGGAATTTCATTCCTTCCACATTCGGATCACACCTATAAGCAGGCTCCATATCAGGACTGCACGGAGGAAGAATATGAAGAATTATTAGAAAAATTACCAAAAAGTACAAATTGGTCTTTATTGAAAAATTATGAACAGGAAGATAACACGGCAGGATCCCAAACAATGGCATGTTCTGGAGATTCCTGCGAAGTCGTAGATTTGTCTTGACAGACGGTATACATACGACTACAATTTTGATGTCAAACCATCTGACTTTTAGATGGAGCCTAACATAAGGAGAATTATATGGCTACTAAGACACCTAACGAATGCCCTACATCGTGTAGTGGCGGTTGCATTTGCAGGTTCCTCTCGCGGATTGGGCTTTGTCGCTCAACCCTCGTGACCCTTGCCCTCGTCCCTTTCGCATGGGATGGCGTTGAATGGTTCGTCAATTCGATCCGTTCACTCTTCGATCTCGTTTCTGGAGTCGGAGGCTAATATGGCTTTTGCAAGTGTACTGTGTCTTTCTGCTATTGCCGCAGCAGGAGATATTGAGTTTAGCGGCGTTGGACAAACTGTTGTGACATCTATTGATGGTGTCGAGACTTTGGATACTCGGTTGTTGCTTGGTGCATACGGCGAATCCAAGGGTGCTGTTTATGGTTTCGCTTTTGAAACCAATGCCGATCTCGACGATGCAACACTTTGGGAAGCCTATGTTGGTGCTGATCTCGGTGGTCTTGATGTCACCGTTGGTCGTTTCCAGCGTAACTTTAGTGCTGAACTCGCAATGTCCGATTACACCTACGGTCTTGGTCTTACCAACTCCAGTGTTTTCGGGCGGAACGGCGTTGTCGTTGACGGCGTGTCGTTCGGAGGAAACGTCGGTGACGCTTCCTTCTCTTTGGACATCATTGGAGATGATGTCTTTGATGGAGACTCCGTGACTTACGGTGGTCGTGTTGAACTTGGAGCATTGGGCTTCGGTTTCGTCGGTGAAGATGCGGAAATTTGGACTGTTGACATCTCTGGTGATGACGGTTTCATTTCCTATACCGATGACAATGGCGAATGGGTCGCCGTTGCACAAGGAGTTTTGTTTACCATTGAAGATACCTTCTCTGGTTATGGTCGTGTCGAATACGATCATCTTGACGAAACCACATTCGCCGTTGGCGGCGTGTGTGAATTCCAAGAGGGCGTTGCTGCTCTCGTTGAATATGATGATCGGGACGAAGGAATTCGTGCCGGTTTGAGATTCACCTTCTAAAAAAGGTTTGCTTATGTAGAGAACAGCCCATCGAAAGGTGGGCTGTTTTCGCATACATACTTGTATGGGATTCAATAGAGAACTGATTGACGAAGAATTTGAAGCGTTGCTCAAGCAAGACACCTTTAGCGGTGATTTTGATTTTGGGTTTGCGGACGAAGTTGAGGTATCTGAAGTTTCTGGTGCAGCAAATGATGCGAAAGAACAGTTGGACAAACTTGAAAAGTTGATCCTACCAATTCTTTATAATCTAAAAAAGAATCCAGAGAAAGATTATATTGTGTGGGATGGTGCGAAAAGATCTGCTGCATGTGAAGCACAAATTCAAAGGATTCTCGAAATCACAAGGTTATGAAGGTAAGAAAGTTTTTAGTTGATATGTGGAATGGAAGAACGCAACAAGAATTAGAAAGTTATATCTCAGATGTATGGAACGGTCGCACCGGAGTAGGGGATGCGGTCAAGATAATGATCGACACCGCATCGAAAGGTAAGATCAAACAATGTGGAGGCTGCATAAAACGACAGCAATATTTGAATGAACTCTTCTCAAAATCAAAAAAGAATATCAATAGCCGGGATTGATTACTCGCTCAACGGACCTTGTGTTTGTGTATTTTGTGGGGACGATAAGTTCTCATACAAACAATGTTCTTTTTATTATTTGACAAATACAAAAAACGTAACTGGAGTTTTCAAGTATCGATTCCACGGTGAACTTTTCAACGAATTCAATCATGAGTGTCAACGATATGATTCGATCTCTGATTGGGCAGTTGATAAAGTTTTAGGTTGTAACTATGTTGGTCTAGAAGGATACGCATACGGAGCCTCGGGTCGTGCCATATTTCAGATTGCAGAGAACTGTGGACTTCTCAAATATAAACTATGGGAAGCCGGTATCACAGTCGATGTGATCGCACCTACAAAAATAAAAAAAGAAGCAACGGGAAAAGGCAACTCTGACAAGCGTAAAATGGTTGATGCTTTCCACCTAGACACGGGTGTAGATTTACAGAAACTTATAACGCCAAAACGGGCAACCATAGGGTCACCCGTTTCAGACATTGCTGATGCTTATTTTATTTGCAAGTCTGCTTACGAGGCTTACGCAAAAATTCAAACCAGATAAGATAACCCGAGACTACGAGGGCAATAGCCCATCCAAATATAGCCACGGGTCCGAAACTTTTTTTGAGGCATTTTCCTCCATACGCTGGTAGGTGTCAACTCCAAGAGCATCACCTGCACCAAGTAGACCAACCGTTTCGATTTGTGTTGCAGAGTCAAGTGTGTGGTAAGTGTAAGGCTCACCGTTTTCATCAACAGTGACGAATGGCTCTTTTACACTTTGCACGCTTGAACATCCAATGAGAAAAAGAATCGCCAAATATCTCATCGAGGAACTCTTTCCTTTGGTGTCTCCGTTCGCTGCATATGCTCACGAAGTTTTTTTCGCCTCTCTCTTTTTTCAAGTAGTACAGGCTTCCCGACTTCTTTCAATAATCTATCGTGGACACGATGTTCAACTTCTATAACTGCGTACTTGTATCCACCGGCAAAGCCAATCACTACACCCAAAATAAAGATACAAACTCTTTTCAAAATAATACATTCATGCTTACAATCGCTCATGTGATTCCCCTTATTTCTCTAAGTTCTTGGAAGTCTTTTTTCTTGGTTCCACCATCGTATTCCCAAGCATAACCTTCCTGAATCATTCGCTCATTGATTGATTCGGTTTCGTCACCGATATACAGCCAACCAAGAAGCCTACCATATTTGCCCACACCGCCATCAAGTTCGGTGCGAATTACTAAATCATCTTCACCAGAAATTGCACCATCAAGTTCTCCTGTCAACCAATCGGTTGCATCTTGACCGAGTTTCTTTTCTTCAAGATCCCGTGTTCTCTTTTCGGGAGTATCAACACCTGCGATACGAACACGTTCCTTTTTATAAAGATCAAAACCCAAGTCGATGATGACATCGATGGTATCACCGTCAAGAACTTTGACGATTTCGGTAACTCTAAAGTTATAGCACGACTTTCTATTTGGTGGTATCATTTACTTTTTACTTTCCTCTGACTGCGGTTCCGAAGTAGAATCCAACGATGGTAACGAGAATCTGCCTATTTTCTTCTGTGTATAGGTAACCCTCGACCGGGGTATAAGTTCTTACCTTTTCCTCACCGAACAAACCGAGCAAGTCCCATGGCTTGTAGACGGTTTGTTCATGCTCGACCACGGTGGTTACACCGTCGCTGAATGCAATAATAAACGGAGCGATGATAGTGCCAAACATAATACAAAGCACGATGAATCGACGAACCAGTTTACCTGCGTCAATTGATACACGGCCTACGGCAGCATTCGCATGTTCGTTTTCTTTTTCGGCTGTACCCATCGCCATCTTCCATCGCTCTTGCTCTTGGGCACGACGTTCAGCCATTGCTTTGAATAGGAATCCTGTCGCCGATCCTGCCATCAGCGAAAGAAAATCAGGTGATAAAAAATCCATGTTAGTTTCTCCTGTTATGTTTCAAGCGTTGGTCGTTGTACCTTCTTCTGTACAAAGAAAGTTCACCAGAATCTTCATCTTGAATAACAACAGGTTTGTTTGGATTTCTAAGAGAATATGACCTAACAGTATTGGGTAATTCCTCTTCAAACCTACCAAATTTTCGCTTTTTCTTACTTCTAAGACGATTGTAAAGTTTATTTGGAATACGGAATCGAGGATTGCCCATCAAAACTTTGTTGAATCCACCGACTCGATCAAAAGATCCACTCGTATTTGTATACGGTGCGTCTGCTTTCGACGCATTGGCAATTGCACCAGTTCCCATTTCTTCAAAAAGAACCACATACCCATGTTTGATATGAGTGTCTAGTTCTGACTTTGAAATAAGTTTGGCTTCGCCGCGATCTTTACTAAAAACAATTGATTGATCTTTTGTTTTTTGTCTTTTTAGATTAGCGACGGATCTTCGCAACTCTGTTGGAAGAGTTGCAAAATTATCAAGTGTTTCGGGGGATTCAATGTAAGAGGGAATAGCAGGAACCGCTCCGCCGTATACTGCTTCCGCGATGGTTTGAAGATTTCTTTTTATATTTCTATATGGTTTCATCAAACGTTCCTTAGAGTATTTATCACTTTCGCATCTAGAGGAATATCCAAAAGATTGATTGAATCTAGTGAGTCCTCTGGAAGAAAGTTCAAATACACAAGGAAGGTTTTTAGTAATGAGTATTGGTCATCATCCAATCGATTGAAAAGCATTCTTGTCGCGGCAGGAAGCCCGAACACATTGTGAAGAATGATAATATGATTGAGAATTAGACGTTCCCTTAGAATACCAGATGTATTGTAACGGTTGAACAATCGCTTGATGTATTTTATGCGATTGAAATCCTCTTGAAACTCGTCAAGTCCTTTGCAGGAAGGATTATCATAATTTTTCATAGCGTAGCGAATGATATTATCATCATTCAGTTCAAAAAATTCCATAATGTTATCACTTGAATGTTGCTTTGATGATGTATCCTCTTTGTACAGGCTCAAAGTTGAAGACAACTGTGGTGTAGGGAAGCGTCGTTTCAATTCGTTCGGTTCCCGTCGCTGAAGTCACCAGATCATCAATAAATTTATCAGCGTCAGACTTTGGTTCACCAAGTCTGTGACCATAAAAGTTCAGTTGAGATTCCAAAGTTCCAGAAGGAACGGCTTCTCTCACGATTTTTGGATCAAGATCATAGGAAAGACCACTAATGTTTAGCATGGCTCTTGCCTTTGACAATGCACCAACAACGTCACTCTGAATACCAGCAAGAACGTTATTGAGTCCAGTCAAAATCTCATCCAAGTTTACTGAATTTGCATAAGGCGTGTTTGCACCATTCGCAAAGCCACCAAGATCAGCACCAGCAATATCACCAAGGTTACCACCATTAGCATACGCTGTTGGTCCTTGATAATAGTTTTCAGTAATATAATTTTTGATGTCTTTGAACGATTTCATTCAATCACATGCCCTTCTGTTGCTTGAGTTGATTGAACATTTTATCAATCATTGCAAGCATACTTTCGTCATCCATAGCATCCACCATAGCGTTCATTTCTTCTTCTCTTGGTCTGAAGGACGGTGAGGGATTGAAGACGGGTCCGCCATCGGGCTGAACCATTGGTCCACCGGGAACAGATCCCGGTTGTACGGCTGGATTCATTGGATTAGGACCGGGGGGAACGGGCATCCGAAGCGGTGCGTCAGGATCAACTCCGAATGGCAACTCAGGTCTGGGTTGCGGTGGGCGACCGGAAGGAGCCATAGGTGGGGTAAGTGTGGGTGGGTTGTATACAGGTGATCCCGGCAATCCACCATGAACTGGAACATTGGGGTTGATTGGCTGGGGGTCAATCATGTCAGGAATCCCGTCACCATCCATGTCAGAGTCAAAAGGACTCACATTGTCGGGGATTTGCTCAGGGAACATTGGTGTTCCGAAAGGAAAGCCCGATGGTCTGCCAGCAGGATCAAACATCTCTGCCTCCGCACCACCTCTACGCATCATGCCATAACCTTCACTCAACTTCTCTTGCTTGGATTGAACAGATTCCACGAGTTTGTTGAAAACTTCTTTGTGATTGTGCGCACGAAGGACTTCTCTTTCGAAAGCAGTGGCATTCGCAGCAGTCAGTTGCTGACCATTTTGTTTTGCGTGTTCCATGAGATACTTATTGATCATTCTCTTCATGTCTTCCCAAGTTTGTGCGTTTTCACGCAACTCCATAGCAACAGAGAGAATGTCTTCTTCTGTGATGGTTTCTGGAAGTTTGATGGTCTTTTTATCTTTATTAGACAAAACACCCTTCACTGCGTCCATAAGTGAACTAGTTTGTGAGGCTTTGCTAAATGGTCCGCTGGGTGAAAAACTTTGCATGGAATACTCCTGTTCCCTTTATGTATACTATTTTGTTCTGCGATTGAAATAAGTAGAGGCCATATCGTTGAATTGTCCGGGTGTCATGGAACGATACATTAGCGTTCGTTCGGGTGTACCCTCTAGTTGACCTCGATGAGTCTCTTCTTCAGTTCTTTTCTTTTTCTTTGCCATGTTTGTAGCAGTTCCAAAGATGACATCTTTATAATTTTTACCATATCGACTTTTGAAATCTGCTGTCGCATCCTTTTTGAGATCCTCAGCGTACTTATCTCTCAGTTGCATTTCTTTCTTTGTAAGAGTTGCCTCCGAGAGTTTTTCGGTTTTGATAAATGTCTTACCCGGATCAACAATGATTCCAAATTCTTTCATAAATGGTACGCCAACCAAAACTGGTGTACCTTTTTCTGACCGATCATCCAGAGTAAATCGACGGTTTGGATACTTTTTGCCCATAAATTCAATATCAAGTTCAATCATTGGACGCTGTTCAACGTCATGTGCGATTGCACCTTGCAGCACAGTCAAGATATCGACAACTTTATTTGTGAATTTCTTGCCGCCATGGGTCCATGTCACCGTGTCCCCATCGATTTGATATTCATCTGCATGGATTGAGTTTACCACCATGTTTCCAGTGTCGAATTTACCGACCAAAGGTCCAATGCCCTCTACACTCATGGTTTCTCTTCTTCCGACTACGGTTGGTGAATACATCCAATTGTCCTTATCTAAGATGTGGTCGATAAAGTCTCCCACAATGTTCTGTTTTGTTGCCATCTCGATTCCCTCGGAACCGGGAGAGGAGTTTACCTCAATTATGTAAGGTTTCTTTGTTTTTGCAGAGACAGCAATATCAACACCGCAGTAATAGCAGCCAATTGTCTTTGCTGCTTTTAGTGCTAACTCTTCAATTTCTTTACTAATTGAAACTTTTTTGATCTTTGCACCCATTGAGAAGTTGCTTCTAAAGTCATTCTTGACTTTTCCTCGATTCATCACACCAACAACCTCACCGTCAAGAACAATGATTCTCATATCACTCTTCATATCAATATATTCTTGAAGAATAATCTCTTCTGATTCATCAATTTTCTGAATTGCATCAATAACAGACTTGAGAGATGGCTTACTATCAATAATAAAGACACCCTGACCCTTTGATCCTGTAAGTGTCTTCGCAACAACAGGGAATTTCCCGCCAACTTGCTTATGAAGATCTTCGATCATTTCTGGATCAGTGACAAGTGCGGTTCGTGGGGTCGGCAGACCTACTTCCGTAAGCGTTACGGCAGTGCGATACTTGTCTGAACAGATTTCAATCGAATCTCTTGAGTTGATAACGAAGAATCCGTCTTTTTCGAAGGACGAAATCATGTCAAGGGTTCCACTCTGTGCAGATGCAGCACCACGGACAATCACAACGGTATCAAATCTATTTGCAATAAACTCTTTTCCGTCTTTGTTTACAACAGTTCGAGTTCCGTCTTCATTTTTGAAAGATCGTGCGAAAGGAACGAAGGCGACAAAGCAAGGAACGTTTCTTTTTTTACATTCCTCTTTGAGTCTTTTAGCGGTCTTCATCAAATTGCTATCGTTCTCTTCGCTGTATCCAGAGAAAATCAAAACTTTGACTGGCTTGCTTGCCTTTCGTTCTTCGTTCATCTCTTTTGTTTTCTTTTTCATCTGTTCGATAAACTTACGATACACAGCAGCCTCCGCAGTTTTCTTCATCACCTTGGCTCGTTGCTCCATCGCAATCGCAGCCTGAATCTTGTGTGCGTGCGTTCGGTCAGACGACTTGATTTTACGAACCGATGCCTCAGCCGTTTCTACGTCCTTGAAACCAAGTCCGTGGATTGTGCCTTTTGGATCTTCATCGGTGTAGAGATCAGAATGAGTATCGGGGTCTTGGTTCTTGCGTGTTTTAGCAATGCGGTTTGCTTCCATAAACTCACGGAACATCGACATCGTGCGACCGATTTCAGTTTGCTTGTCACCCGGCTTGCGACCCTTGATAATATTTTGAATGCCAGTCTTTTCAAGATTGCCATACAAGTCAGTCAGCACATCCCCATATCGTCCGAGTCTGTAATGTTGCAAACTAACATTCGTTTTGGGCTTCATCGTGAGCGGTGTTTCTTCGTCAATCAACTGCAAGACTTTTCGTAGTTCTTTATCATTTCCCGAAGTGCTGTATTTTTTTGCTCCCGAAATCTCACCATATTCACCTTCTACAAAACGAACCCAGCCTTTTTCCATTGCCATAAAATCAACGAGGTTGTCAACATCTCGTATTCCCCGTTTGATTTCATTGAAGTGTCCATCTGCCGCCGATTCTGGGTCATTTCTGTTACTATACTTCTCCACCAAGCGTTCTTTGATTTTCTTTTCAGTAAGACCAAAGAATCTTGGATCTTTCACAACCATCTGAATGTGATATGGAGTATGTCCCTGAATGATTCTTGTCTTTCCAGTTTTCGGATTCACCCAACCTTTGTAGCCCGGAATGTTGACTTCATCGAGTTCCACCTCTTCACGAACACCCATTGCCTTACGAAGATCATCAAAAAGTTTTCGTGCCTGTGCATCTGTTGCCTTCGACGGCACACCAGTCTTGAATGTTTCAAAATCTCCCTCTGTCGCAGCGGCTCTCATTTTTGACGCAGACATACCAGAAACATCTTTTGCGTCTGGGTCGCGTCTACCGGCACTTACAACCTCAAATGAGTCGAGATCAAATGATTTATCTGGATCTGGGTGATTGACATAAGGACGAATCGTCTTATCGAATTCTTCTACACGATCACCACCGACAACAACAGTAATATTTTTGTAACCTTCGTCTGCCAAATATCCGATAGCATCAAATATTGTGCGGATTGAAGGATTATACATAACATTGGCGTTCCTAAAGAACGTTTTCATATAATTTGTTTTAGTTTTTGAATCTAGAGGGTTCTTTCGTTTGTCTTTGCTGTGACTCGCAAAGATAAAATTCGTAGAGCCTCTTTTTTTTGCCTCTTTCAGAACCTTGTTTACCAAAAGTTCATGACCGGAAGTGGGTGGGTTGAAGCGTCCAAAGGTAAGAACAGCACTTTTACCCTTCCGCTCTTCACGTAGTGATACATCATCATTCACGCCATCATTATAGAATGGTTCCATTATTGATCACCTCCTCGACAGTGTTAGTGGATCCACCCACCCCGGTCATGAACTTTTCCAGTTCACTTGTTCCAAGGCAGATATCCGCGAAGCCACTCAAACATTGGTTTTCCAATCAAAGCACCTATTGTAAAAGTAATAAGCGTGTGTGCGATAAATCCGTAAGTTGTTGCTACAAATTCCATTTTTTTCTCCTTGATTGGTTGGGTAACCGTATTATTTAGTGGTACTGGTTCTTCTGAAAGTTTACTTTGTCCAGTCTTTTGATACGGTAAAGTTTGCTTTTGAGAATTCCATACGATCAACAAGTTTCACTGCTTTGCCCACATGGTCAATTGCAACAAAGCCTTCAGGGTCCGTGACCCTATATCCGTCATCAGTTTTTATAAATGACGGCATTGTATTTAGTGACTGAAGTTTCCGCAGCACGACTGTTTTTGCCTGTGCCAAGTAGTATTGTGCAGAAAATAAATCATTCATTCCTTTTGAGATCGAATCGATAAATCGGGTTACAGTATTTCTTTCGGTTTCTAATTTTTTCTTTGCTGCATCGGTTTTGAGTTTTGCAATCCTCTGGTCAAACCGAGATGCAATAAACCCAGCCAACTCTTGGGCAGAGCCTCTGTCTTTTCCGACACGAACATTTGCATTTGTATAGATCTTTATCAAATCTTTCAGTGCCTTGTCTGATGTAATTTTATCAATCAGTCTTTTGTTTTTCGTTAGCACTCTTCGAACACCCGCCAAGTTTTTACGAATCTCTTCTGTTTCTTTTTTGGTAAATGTTGCACTACCGCTCACATCTTTATAATCAGCATCATCAAAATACACATTCTTTGATTTTCGTAAGCCAGATACATCTGCACCAAAGTTTGCCTTGAGGTCTGCAATTGTTTTGCCCTCATAAGTCGTGTGAAAAATAATGCCCATCTTTGCCGCTGCGATTCGACTACCAAGTTTACTATCCACAGGAACCGCATACGTAATCGTGTTTGGTGTGAAAGAGTACATGGATTGACCGTCAATCGTTTCGGTATTCACATCCTCCGAAGTAAACAACATATCACCCTGAATCACTCCAGTGATCCCAAGTTTTGAAAGATACTTCAATGCAACTTTTAGTTTTCCTGCAAGTCCCCCACCATGATTTGCGTCGATGTCTGCATCTGTATAATTGATCTTTGGTGTTTTATTGAAAAGAGACTTAGTGGCAACGAAAAATTTACCATTCTCTGGGTTGATCCCGGCAAAGACTGCTGGGGCCCCATCCCACTTGACAGTTACATTCATTTTTTTGTTTGAGTTACCTTGGAGCATAGTCACCAATGATTCAATAAAATTCATTGCCTCATTAGCCCCGGCAGAACCACGATTGAAAATCTCGTCCTCAAGATGTTCGAGGTGAAGATTTTTTTCTTCAACTAAAAAGTTGCTTAGAGTTTTCATTGTTTATCCTCTGTACTGGTCAATGAAAGATACAATGTCTCTGCCAAGTTCGACAAGAAGACGGAACCTCACGGTATAGCCTTCTCTTTTCTTGTCTGCATCATACCGGAAACGAATCGAAAACACAAGCATGTTGTTTGCGTATAGACCGATTGTCGGGTTTCCTGTTGGCATAACTTTCCATTCAACGTCGCCTGTTTTTGAAGTTTCCAAAAGCCCTCGTGAAAGTGCCTCAAAAGTTTTTTTATCGAATGAAAAACCACTCTTGATAATTTCAAGATCTTCTTCTCGTCCTCTTGCTGCAACCAACAAACCATTGGTAAGTGCCTTGATATTATTTTCTTTATTGAGCCAGTTTCCACCATACTTCTTTGAGATCTTTGTAAACACTGGACTCACCGCAGAAAAGATAATTTGCTTATCCTTTGCAATAATTGGATCTGTTCTACTTTGATATACACCAACAATATTGGCGACTGCCTTTTTCAAATCACCAAGCATACTATTGACATCCATGCCAAACGACTTGAATCCAAGTTGCATGTTCTTGACTGCATCGGAACCAGCAAACTGACCGACCTGCTTGACACCACCGTACTTGACGGAGAAACCAGCCTTTCGATTTTCTCGACCATTTACAAAAACATCTACATCAGATTTTGTTTTCATCTGTCCTGACGTTCCACCACAGACAACATCGACCACATCAGGCTTTCCGTTTGTGATGACATCATCAGACAGTTTTTTCAGTGTGCCGTTTTTGTTCACTGCTTCGATTGCAGTGGTCACAAGAGTTTGTACTTCTTTGGTTCGACGGACTGATGGATTGCTCAATGCCGACAATACTTCTGGAGGAAGACCAGTTCCGTCAAATTCAATGACATCAAGACCGTCACCCTCTTCGACTTCCCACGCACGATAGCCACCAAAATATTTCAACATAACATCCTCAACCGCATCTCTTGTTAGTGGTTGGGGTGTTCCGTCATCAAACCGATCAGTAAATCTGGCAACCATTGCTGCGGCGAGAACAAACTCGTAGGCATGACCTAGATTGAAAGTTACCTCTTCATTTAGATAGTTTCTGAAATTTTCGAATGGTAGGTCAATAGGTTCTTTCATTTATAATGTCTCCAAAGTTTAGTGTAATAGATTCGGTGAGGGTTGGCAATTTTGTTTTATCTAGTTTAGTATACAATTCATCGCCAAGTATCCTACCTGCTTCGATGTCACTAGGGAAATGAACCCCCAGAGCAATTCTAGATTCTGAATTTTTATTTGCAATATGATTGAATCGTGAAGATTTTTCTGGATAGTAATTGGACATTACTCGTGCAATCAAATGACCGACTGCGGTATGGTTGCTTGGATATCCCGGTGTATCAACTTCAATATGTGGTGTGAATTTGATACCATGATATTTTGCAATTTCTTTTGGTCGGGGTCGATTGTATGAATACTTCATGTTCAATGTCACAACGTCGGTGTCTTGCTTGATGAGATCGACAAGATCAATAATCTCAGTTCTGGCTTCAACTTCCTTCAATTCAGTTTTGAACATTTTCAAATAGTCTTTATCAATTTCTTTATACGCAGCCAAAATCTCGTTACGAAGAATTACTGCGTCCACCACTTCCATGAGTTCCATTTTCAATTCCATAGAAGATGGTTTCTCTGGTTTCAAAAGTTCAATATCTTTATAGCCTTTGAAAATACTCACAGGTCTTCGCATAATCAACAATTGCACTTGCGAGGGTTTTGCCAGCAGTGGCTCATTGTTCATATAATTCTTGAAATCAATCATCGTAGAAATTCCTCAACAAGTTTCATATTCACCAGTACCCGAGTCCCCAGATCATGCCCTACAACGGGTGTCTCGCTCGTCAGAGAGGGAGTAACGCCTAAAGTGGCAAGGTAGTCTCCGAACATCCCCTGATCGTCAGAATCGATTCTACCGCCCTCAAACAGAGGATAAAAGTTTCCAATCAGATCCACCATACGGTCCCCCAGATCGTCTGTATCGCTCCACACGAAAACATAGCCCTCCCCCCTCCAAGGGTCTTCCTGAAGGTCTAGGAAGCCTTCTGAGGCGAGTGGGAGCCAGTAGTCTCGCAGGTCCAGAAGAGCCGCCATTTCTCGGGACGGATCATGCGGAATATCGTGGTTGGGGTTTCGATTTGCGTCATCTTCATGTTTGCCTGATCTAAAAGTTTCTTTTGACATAATCGGAAGATACGAAACATTTACATTCTTTGGTTTATTATTTTTTACATATTCGAGAAGACCAAACCAGCCAGCAGGTTCGTCACCCTGAAATGCAGAGGCGATCATCTTGTTCGGAAGATTTTTATTTTTGTTGAGCGGAACAAAAAAAGTATGACCATTTTTATCAACTCTTGCATGTGTCGTTTGCACAGCATCTTCAAAATCTTGAAGGTACTTTTCGACCGCATCAACTTCTTCGAAAAGATAAGATTTGAAATTCCGCATACTGTATTTAGTAGCGTCTTCTTCTACCACCCATGAGAATGCCCAAACCACCCAAGGCAACGGACGCAGGAGCAGGAACGGGAACCGTTTCTAAGTCCGGCATCAACGATTCAAATATCGTAGCAGTTCCATCACCTTGAAGAACTCCGGGGGACGTAGTATATTCGTCTGCCCAAGCGAGAATCCAAACCGTTGCTGTCTCTCCGGGGGCTAAAGAACTCGTAGTTGTATCGTCCGAAAAGCCCCAGTCCCATGAGAACAGACCTGTCTCGTAACCAAAATTTACATAGTCCGGGGCATTGTAAAAAGGATCTATTTGTTCTTGAATGGGTGTTTCTATAAAGTATCCCGGCATCACAAGAGAAGCGATTTCGGATGTGCTTTCCCCAACGTAGATGTCGAGGTCTTCGATGTTCAGCATTGACTCCCAACTGTTTTCAACAGTGATTGTCACCAGCATCGCACCTTCGGGAAGACCTACGACATCTTGTTGTTCGGGTTCGGTATAAACTGCGGAGGAAACAGTGGCAGAGAAGAATCCATCTTCATCCTGCGACCAAACTTCGTACTCCATAAACGCTGTCGGATCACCGGCAATATCGCCAAATGCAGCCGTAGTAATAAGTAACGCTAATGGTCTAATCATACAGAAACCCTTTTTGTAAAAGTTGTCCGAAGTATTCGAACAGATTTATTTAGGAATTTGAATTTCCCCAAGCCGCAAGAATTTTCAGAATTGCATCGAACACATCGTCATATCTTTCTGCGTCATTCAGAACCATCAGTAAGTCTCCAAAATCAACTCTGTCGTCGTAGTTCAAGTCTTCCCAGATTGTGGACTGGGTAGCATCTCCGAAGTAACCGATGGTTTCGTAATAATTCCAGTGTGGCAAACCGTCATACTTGTTCAGGTTTACACCACCCTTGAATCTTACATTTCCCTTTGTGGTAAGTTGCATAAAAGGATTCTCACCGATCTTTGCATTTTGAGCATTTGAATTTACGACAACAATAAGTCTTGACAATGTAAAAATATCATTGTTTTCACCCAAGATCAGATTGTTGGTTTGGTTCAGTCGGTATGGAGTTGCAACACCGGCACAGGGGTAGTTGTCACCAAGACCGGGAACACCGACACAATCGGGAAGTTCACCCATTGGAAAGTGTGAATCAAAATCCTGTCGTGGATCTTGTCCCAAGAAGTAGCGAAGCGGACCCGATGGTGTTTGCTCTGCGGTGGACCAAGTGTCTCCCCACGGAACATCGCTCGGGTGATTGTTCCAGAATCCTTCCTCGGAAGTTGTCACAAGAATAAACGGTGTTTGAGTTGCGATTCTCGCACCGAGTCCAGAGTAACCAGCATTCAGTGGCAAAATACAAGTCGGTGTTTCCGCATCAATAAAGAAACGATATGTGTTTCCGTATGGAGTCATACGACCCATATTTTGAATACGAAGTCCGGTGGTACAATCCTCACCCGGATCATTGTCATCACCAAGAGCAATAGCAGCAGATAAAATCAAATCAATCATTACAATTTCCCCATTCAGATAAAACTTTCAATACGGCAGAGAAGCCGTTATTTGTTTGTGGATGATACTTACTCGCAGCAACATCCCCTAAAACTTGCAACAAATCTTGAAATCCAACTGTGCCATCTTCGTTGAGATCAGATGGGCAAGAATTGTCAGCATAGTAGTCTACAAAGTATGGGGCACGGTCGCAAGGATAACCTTGATTACACGCAAAACGAATCACTCCACCACTTCCGAAGTAGTCAGGACCAGTAAATCGTGCAATGTGATATGAACCGGGATGCTTTTCGCTCGACCAGTCTACATCAGTGCCACGCCACATAATCAAATCACCGTAATCATTCTGACCGGGAGAAGAGCAACAGACTTGCCCAACAATGGTGTCAAGAGGTGTCCAGAACTTGATTACTCTATTGAGTGAATAGTGTGGTGTTATGAGATCGGCGTGTTGTTGCTGTACTTGTGGGTATTTGGGAGTACCGAACGCACCATACTTCTTACCGGGTTCTCCGTGAAGAATCCAAGAGTCACACCAGAAGTATTCTAGATTCGTCAGATCAAATGTGTTCGGAATACCACCGGGTGCATCCCAATTGACTGGGGTATAGTTCTGTCCAAGATACATCCAGCGTTGGTAGGGATTGGACTGAATGCAATCCCAATACGTGCCGGGAATGTCGCAGGACACAACCGTTCCATCGTCTTGCTCCCAAGTTTCAAACGTGGTGTATCCCTGCCAATATTCAATACATTCGGGACAATTCTCAAGGAATGGGTAAGTGGCATCGTTGCGGTTCTTGAAAACATCCCCTTCAATATTCCACGCAAACGCACGAGTAGGAATCTCGCTTCCACGAGTAGACCCAATCATATACGGGGGACGGGAACTACCATCAGGCTGGGAGAACTCGGGGTCAAACCCTGTCTGAATGTAAACGTCGAACGTCCGACCAAACGGAGTGAGTCTACCAAGATCGTCAATCCACATTTCAACCGTGTCGGGATTGGTTGGTTTGCCGCCGTTATCACCAGCAAAACTAAAAGAAGAAAGTGCGAAAACTACAAGAGTACAAAAATGCTTCATTACAAAGACCTCCATAATTTATTTAGTATACAAAAAAAACAACGGGGGTTCGCACCCCCGCTGCTCAGAAAGGTCCACACTACTGGACATTTATTATTGAATTTGGATTTCCTTTGGTTTCTTTTCTTCAGGTACAATCTTGTGAACATTTACAGAAAGAATTCCGTCTTCACAATATGCTCCCGTGACGTTCCAATCCTCGGTGAGAGGAAGTCGCGTGCGGAACTTTCGGCGAGCGATTCCTCGATGCTCGAACATCTTCTCTTCCGTAGATTCACGATCAGAAGCAACTTCCAAAACCTTGTAATTCTGAGGGTGGGGGATAACAGTAATTGATAAATCATTTTTCTTATATCCTGCCAGTGCAAACTCAATGGTTGCGTTTTCTTCGTCGTGACGAATAATGTTGTATGACGGGAAATTCATATTCTTTTCTAATCCCCGTTCAATTTCAGTAATATGATCCCAAAAATTTTCAATACTCAGCATAATTTTTCTCCTTGTATAAGCGAGTAAACGTGGAGTCCCAACTTAGGCAACTCCGTGTTATTTAGTTGTGTTTCTTCTTGCCTTACGATAAGGCTTGGGAATGTAGTCTTCAATTAGTTTGAATTTCATTCCCGCTCGTGGATGTCTGTACCAGTCTCGGTTCAGAATATCACACTCATTCGCTGCTTCTCTGCGAAGTTTGAAAAGTGAAACAATTGGTTTGTTTTTTTGATCATAACCATCAATCATCCACTTGTTTAGTTTTATACACCAGATTCCGTATGCCATTATCGACTCCGAAAATATTCACGCTCAAGACGACGGATGTTTTCACTGCCTGTCGCCATCACGATTTCACCAGCGGTCTTGTGACCGTAAATCATGTATCCCTTACGCTCGGGAATGTGCTTGTCCACACACTTCACACAATGGTGAGTGCCGGGAGCAGCCTCAAGACGAGCAGCGGGAATCACGTTTCCACAATCAATACAATTCATCATTATCTCCAGTAAGTATCAACGAACCCGGACCCAAGGCATACGCCAAAGATCAAACCAAATGTGAATCCACCCAATGCAAAAAGCATCATTCCCATCATACGCTCCTTGTGTAATAACTTTTGACGGTTCGTCTTTCGATTGCAGCCTCCGCGTCTTTACGTCCACGGCGAGACTTGATTGTACCTTTACCCCAAGCCGAACGAACCACGGTGTGCCGACGAACAGCAGACCCTTCGCGTTCGGCTTCTAAATCAAATTGATCGAGTTGGCGTTTAGCCATTTGTTTCTTCTCCAAGAAATACTAAGTTTTCATGTTCCCATTGTTCATATGAGATATTTGCATCAATAACTTCGGAGTCTTTGCTTTCAACAAACTCCATCCACGCTTCTTCTTCGTCACGCGAAGAGGAATACCATTCGTGGGTTTCTTTGATAAACTTTGTATCACGATCATCATAGAATTCTAATTCAATCGTAACATCTGCACGCCATTTGTAATCATCAGCCATTGAGTTGATCTCGCTTTGGTTCATTGTGATTGGGTTCACCCGTAACTTCACGCAATTTTTGTGTTTTCAGATCTCCGGGATTTTCTTGTGCCCGATGAAGACTCGCTTCGTACTCAGCATCAGTCAAAAGAAGTTTTCGAACGTTACCGTTATCGTCAGTGTGTTCTACAGTGTGCATATCAATCTCCCGCCATCAACCAACTAAAGAAACCACCCGACTTCTTTGGCTGTGCAACGTCTTTGTCATCAAGAAGAATTGTCTCTTCTTCGCTGCGACCTTGAATGATTGCAAAATGCTTCGGCAAATCTTCCTTGTTCTTTTCAGCACGCTTTGCGGCACGCTCAAGTTCTTTGTCAGTGAGAAGAAGCATCACGACATCATCGCCGCCCCCGTCACCATCCCGAACGTGTGTTGCAAAAAAGTAATGTTTGTCCGCTGCACGATGTGCGTTTTTGTTTTCAACCTTCATTGTTCTGATTCCTTTCAAATTTCTTTTTTTCTTCGTCAGACAGTTCGTAATAATTAGGCTCACCTTTTGGCGGGGCTGTTTCAACAAACTCACCCGTGGCTGTGTAGTACCCTTTGTCCTCATGCCAAATTCGATTTCCGTATTGGTCATATCGATACGTTCCGGGCATGCTTATCCACTTATCCGTAGTGTTCACTCCGGCATACTGACAGCCGGAAACACAAGAAATAACGCCAAAAAGTAAGACTGCTTTTTTCATACTCCAATTGTAGGCCAGAAACATTTAGGAAGCAAGCCCTGTTTGTGAAGTTGCTTCATTTTTCTTTTGTCAGCCTGAGCAATCCAATCATTCCGAATATTTAGTTTTCTAAGTTTTCTTTTACGATGTTTTCGTTTTGCAGAAATTTGTTTACTATTTGGCATTTAGTTCTTCTTTTCAAAGTATTGTCCAACCAAGAAAAATGACGGAACCCAAAGACCAATGTAGGTCGCCATATCAATTCCGTAAGAACCATATGACAGAATAGAAAGACCAATCGATACAAAACCTAAACCATAACAAATTTTTGAAATCATAATAATAAACTCCTTTTTGTTTATAAACAGTCGCGGCAGGACTCGAACCTGCAATCTACGGATTAGAAGTCCGTTGCATTATCCAATTATGCTACGCGACCAATTTTCAAAAGCGTAACTTCTTTCCATTTCCTGAACGAGAAGTTTTACCTCTACCACTAACTGACCAAGACTTCTTCTTTCCGGGTCTTCGTGGTTTACCTACTGATGTGATACCACTTTTCAGTCCTGTTGCGAGTGCTGCACGTGCCATATCATTCCTCCGTCAAAAGTTGTGAACCGATGACACCAGCAACATCACCAGCGGTAGGCATTTCAATACCTGTCGCCATCGTGGTGTATTCCTTTGCCAATTCAGCGTGAGGTGAAGCGATGAAGACGATCTTTTCTGTCGGGACCGTCACGCCATCTTCCTGAATCGTAGAGTATGGACACCATGGCATGAGTGCGATACCCTTGCCTTGGGTTGGAATAATAAGATGTGGTTTATCAAAAGATACCCCACCGTCTACGTTTTCAATCTTGGCGAGAACTTCCTCGCCGCTTACCAATCGTACCAATTTTACTTCGTTCATTTTTGAATCCTTTCTGTATCCATTGTGTAACGTCAATGCTTGTCACGGGCAGGGGGTTTCGTTTTCCCTTTAGATAAGCCCTTTGCATTTGATTGTGTGTTTCTTTTCCGGGTGTTAGCACCAAAAGCCCTTTCCCAATTTTCTTCCCATTTCTTTTTGTTTACGGGACGATACGAATCGCCTTTTCCAGCCATATAAATTGTCTCCTTTCGGAAAGACAGCCGACTCTGTTTCCAGAATCGGCTGCGATGAGCGTTGCCGAGGTTTCCTGCCTCCTCAGCAACTATTGAATCAGGCGAGTGCCGACTCGACATGTGTAACGTCAATCATAGGATTGGCAAGGACAACACGCTTCATAGAGTAGCGTTGACCGTTACCGTTCTTGAGTGGGTTGGACACCATACGCCAGTTGCCGTACTGCTCAACAGTAGAGCGAACACGAGACATAGTAGCCGACACGTTAGAGATGCCGAACTGACGTTGGATTTGGGAAGTGGTGAGATCCTTGCCCGAGCCAAGGAAACGAATGATTTGACGGGACTTGCTGTTTTGCATAATAAACTCCATTAGTAACGACAGGTTCAAAGTGAGAAGGAAGAAGACTCTGCCGCCAGCCTTCGTTCCCTTTTACATGTGCCATTGTACATCGGCACGGATCTGTGTCAACCCTCGATTTCAGAAAATCCTTGAGCGATGGTTGTACGGTATTCAACAATAAGTGTTCTTTCGTTGATATGAGGTTCTACCAAACCTTGAATCAAAACTTCAAGATTTCTTTTTGCCATATCAAGATTTCGTGGGTGCAATGAAAGTTCGATCATACGATCCTGCGCACTCTTCCAAGTGTCGTTCATCAAAGATGCACTTGCATCATGTGTACGTAGACCAGTGACCTCATTTTCATAAACGTACGAATCTTGCATATCAATAAATGCTTCATTCATTACAGGTTCATTGACTGTAATTGTAACATTTTCTGGATTCACAATAATATTTGCAGTCGATAGGTCAACTCCATAGACTGCGTACCCTTGGGCAACAATCAAAACTTTATTATCTCCCCAGAACGATTCGTCAATTCCTTCCACGACTCCGGACATTGAAACCCGAAGTGTATTCAACTCTGAGATTGATTTGAAAGAATCGCTAAGTGTTGAGGCAATACGAATCTTTCTTTCTGATCCAAAGTCAAAAGTTGATAAACGAAAGAATCGAGATACTGGAAATGAAAAAAGAATTATTCCAATTACAATTCCAATCAGCGTAAACCGATTACTGAGAAATTCAAAAAGTGATTTTGTCCAATTCATAAAGATGGTCATGAGGTTCCTTTCGTTTAGACCATTCAAGTATAGCACCGCAAACGCCGAAGTCAAATTACTTTGCAGCGACTTTTGAGAAGACTCCCAAAACCGATGTTGCCTTCATGAGCATGTAATCGCCCAAAGGAACATATGCTTCTTCCATAAAATAAATTTTACATCCGGGCTTGATTCTTGCATTTTCTTTTGTAAAAACTTCATCATCACCAACGGCAATGACGGTTCCGGTTTGACGGTTTTGTTCTTTGGCAAACCAGATCCCAGCGTCGGTCTTCTCCTCGCCAGTATCGCGTTTCAACAAAATGCGATCACCCGTGGGTTGAAGCATTGCATAATCTTCTGCGGTAATATCAATTTTCTTTGGTGGCATTGTTTACATCCTTTACAGTTTCAAAATGCTCTTGGCGACCGAACAACCATTTTTGTTGTGCATCTCGCGTATTCAAAATATCACGTTGTTCCTCAAGGAACTCGATAAAATTATTTAGGTCATCTTTTGTAAAGCCACACTCGGCATCTACGCAATCGACACCCCACAGAAAAAGTGAGGGTTGTTTTTCATGATTCACACCGATACGGTGTCCCATGTTGAGATTGTTCAATTTACTCGTATTCATTGTAATCTTCCTCCGGTTGATCAAACTTTTGTAAAAGATCGTTCTTGTATTGTTCCATGCGATCCGCAACTTGATTCACCATCTCGACGAGTTTATCACACTCGGTGTTCGACAACGATGGCAACACCGCATTCGGATTTTTTCCAATCCACTTGCAGGCTTTTGCCGCAGGTAACGCATTTTCAAGAAAAGAATCTGACATCGGATCTTCATATTGAAAAAATGTCACAAACATTCGAATCGCTTCGATCCGATCAGAGATCTGAAAAGTTGAAGGTTGCATGAAATTCATAAAAGTTGAGCCTCTACAGGGGGTTCAGGGAGCGTGCCATCCACAATGTCCGACACTTCGACGTGCTTGGAAAGCAAGCAACGAAGACGATTGTAATCATCTTCACTGTCTTTGTCAATGGGTCCACGCGAAAGAGACTGGTCAATCATTCGCAGTTCATCGGCGGACAGACGAAGTTCATAATAATCTTTATTTGGTTTCATTGTCATCTCCAGTAAGTTTCATCAAAATAATCGAAAAGATTGCCACGCAGACAAACAAAAGAGTAAGAAAAAAGAATTGAACCTCTGGTTCATTCATGGACATCATCCTCTAAATCATCATTGTAATTTGTGTTGGTCATGGGCTTGGCACGCATGATCTTGCCCCATGTTGGTGACGGTGTGTATTCGTCTTCGTCTTCTTGGTACTCGTTTGGCTTCTCTTGAGTAATTCC